TGTCGGTGTCGGGGTCGGTGTCGGTGTCGGTATAACTATCGGATTGATATGTTAGACGTGAACGTGAGCGTGAGCGTGACCTGGACTTCGACCGTGGGCGTTCCGTTCGCGATGTTTCATCCATTTCGTTGTCTGCTGCCGCTGTCGTTGCTGTTGGCGCCGTAAAAATCTCTCGCAAAATCTTTTTCTTACCTCTCGCGCCACCATTTATGTAAAACATGTTATAACGTATATAAGAATACTTATAACATATATGTTTATTTGATTTTTGGAATCTTCATTTTAATCGATTCGCGGGTTTTTTCGACACGAGAAGCAAGTAAAAATTCGGTGAGACTAGCTGCTTTTTCGACATCATCCTTGTAATAGGTTGATAACGCCGACTTTATCTGGCCGTTATTAAGGGGTGCACGAATCTTCGTCTTTGAATATACGATACGACCATTTGCAATATCGAAACAGTCAATCTCATTATTGCGCATAACATCTAAAAGCGACTTTGATAACTGTTGATGAATTAGTTTGCGTTTTTTTATTTCCGCTGAGAGTGTGCTTATTTCATTTTCAACACGAACCCACTGACGTAAATAATCCTTCAGTTGGTCTTTGGTTATATTTGGACCACCTGAATTTGGCACGTCTTCTTTTTGTGGTTGGCTAGCAGGAACCAAATCCAAACATACGGGCGGTGGTTGAACTGGAAGAGGATATTGTTGCTGTGGCTGTGGTTGTGGCTGTGACTGTGGCTGTGACATATTGTTGTTAGATTATATCTATAAACTATAAAAAAATGTGTGCTTATTTTCGCGGCTTTTGTGCTAAACGAAACGCTGGTTTTCGATGCTCACACTCTTTATCCAAAATATGAAAATCAACGAGTGACGCATTTCCGCCCGTAATAGCACTCGCAAGTCGAGCATTCCCCCATGATTGCGCGGTTTGATTCGGCCGAGACCCGGAGGAGTAATATGCTCCTTCGCCTTTCTTCACGATTTGCCTTAATCCTTTAAGCGAACACCCGGTTGCTCGGGATAATTCTCTCGACGGACGTATTTTATCGACATGATACAGGCGGGATGCTCTCTCGAGATGTTTAGACGGTTTCGATTTGAATGACCGCATCGCCTTCCGTGTATAATACTTCCCCTGTTTATACAATCTACGCGATTTCGTGAGTTCTTTGCGTTGTCGAGTTCGGTCTCTCCGCGATAATGTGTCAGGAAGATAACGCTTTATAAAATTCATGTGCTCAATATGCGTCTTTCTACTATAATACTCTATTTTATTCTCGTAGAGTATTATATACTACGTTCGCTATCACCACTCACCGCGAATGCTCAAACGTGTTCGTCAAACCCTCATGGCCGATGTCCATAACAATAACAAGAATGCTTCTTATACCGCGGGTTCTGGTGTGGGCGCTTCTTCCATCGCTGTTCGTCGCGCCAAATTGAAGAACTCGGCACCCCCCGTTGCTTCACTTTGCCGGCTTCAACCTGTGCCCGGTAATTCCCGCGTGAATAATGTTTTTATGAAGATGTAGAAATAGAGACAGATATTCATTTTTGAATTATACATATATTTTTCTATATTATGTAACATAATACATTTTTTCATAATGTACCTTACAGTAAGCCGCGTCTGATGTATGTGTATTACTCGATTCTAAAATCGTTTTTGGAATCCACATCGGTTTTCCGCATGGACAGCCTTTACGTGGGCCGGATAATAATACGAATGAACATGTTGTTGTCGCTGGATTGTGGTGTGAAATAATGACATTTTCGGTATCGGTCGTGGTGGTCGTGGTGGTTGTGGTCTTCCCGCGACGAGTCTGCCTTTTTACAGTAGATACAGATGCGGCTGCTGCTGTGGCTGCGGCGTCGGTTTCAAGTTTATTGAAGTGTTTATTACATAACATCATATCATATTTTTCATTATAAATACAATTCATGCGACAGATCGTCGCGGCCGTCGTATTCTTCGCGTTATACTCGCATGACACCGCAGGAAGTGCCAAATCAGCTGGACTATTTACATATTTAATTCTACTTACATCTGGATATGGATAATATGGAAGTATATTCGGCGTAATCGCGCGGCAGTAAGGGCACTTCATTTCGTTATATGTTATCTTCGTCGTCTCTAAATTATATGAGCTATTATACAAGACAGTACTAACATTCGATGATACACTCGAATCTGGTGTATTTTTTACATACGTAGTAATCAACTTGGACGATACATTTTTAGGCAACATCGAGCATTTTTGGAAGACAACTTCTTTGAAAAGAGGCACGTAGTTGAATTTATGGCCGCATTTTAATGTAATATGGTCTTTTCGTAGATTTTCGTCCGTGATTAAACATCTCTCGACAGGTTTATCTTCGATTTTGAGAATCACGGCAGATGGCGATGCTGACGCCGATACCCCAGTTTTGTTGGTAGTTATACCTTTCAACTCTTTGAAAAAATCGATATCGCCTTCAATCTCGTAAATAACATTCATAGTCGGGCTCATTATGTGCGGTCCTAATCGTTGGCGTAATCGTTTATGAATATAACATCGTAATTTTTTTATATTCATATATTTCATATCATTCATATTTATAGTCGTAGTACAAAAAGAAAAAGACATAGCGATGGTTTCAAAAAGCGTTTGGGGTCCATGTGTATGGTACTTATTTCATACGTTGGCATATAAGGCTCTTCCTGAAAATTTCGCTGAAATAAAAAATGATCTAATCCAGTATATACAACGTATATGCGCTAATCTTCCGTGTCCTGAATGCACACAACATGCGAACGAGTATATGAAACAACACACGCGAGTTATCTCCATGATAACAACGAAAGAACAACTCCATTATTTTCTCGTGGATTTTCATAATGTGGTAAATGTGCGAAAGCAAAAAGCGAAGTTCACATATGAAGAAGCCAACCAGAAATACGCACGGGCAAAAACGGGAGATGTCGTTCAATACTTTTTCCGAATTTACGGCGAGCGTTCAAACGGAGGCAACCTGAAAATGTTCGTGAATGGATTTCAAAAACAAATACTACTGTCTGATTTTTCGGGGTGGATGGTGCGAAATTACACTAAATTTTATCCGTGAAACGGATTTGCGGACGTTCATTCGTTCGTCACGTATGCTGTTCCTCTTTCCGCCGGCTTACGGCATATACGTATTCTTTACCTTTGTTGGGAAAAACTTCTTATAATGTCGGATAACATATTCTACCGTCGCGTCCTTGGCCTTCGGGTATAGATGTAATTCATACGCATCTTGCGACCGATATGAGGTCAAAACTGCGACAATATTCGAATCCTTCTCAAATGCCTCATACTGCTTTGTATGTTCCTTGCTCAGGTAGTTGTAGGTCGATTTCGGCATTTCAAACATCTCATAATCACCATTTTTCTTTATCAGCACGACCTTTCGCCCAGATGCCAAATCGTTCCAGAACCGTTCGAGAGGCCTATTTTTGCCCCAAACACTGTCAGGGTTGGCTTCCATCGCCAAAACGCGTGCCGATTTACCTCGTCGTTTTATCGTAGTCGGTGGTTTATTCTTCGTGTGTTGCCATCGTTTCACGCCTCGGCTATCAATAACAATCACCCACTTCTTTTTATCATTGCCGGTTTTTATGGTGCCGCGTTTGAATAATGTCGCACTCGCTGTGGGGGCTTTTCGTGTGGTATGTGGCATCCGAGAATATACATTATGAATACATTATAATGTATATTACCGTTTTATCAAATCGCAACGACTGAATTTACGCGAATGCGTAAATGAAGGAGTGGAGATTCGATAAAACAATTATAAGTCCTGTATCACCTGTCCATTCTTATACACAGAACATTTAAATGTCTGGTTTTGCGGACGCTTACAAACCACATTATTGCTTGTCAAGTCGTTGAAGAAGAGCAGGCTCTCGAACTTGTTGAATTTCAGCAAGAAATACCAGATCGCGCCGAGAGATAAACCGACAATACCACCGATGGTAATACCGCGTGGCACCGTGCAAAAATATTGGAGTTTTACATACGCATCAACCACAAATATACTCACGATGGCACCGACCATCCAAAAATTTATTTGGTTATTCGACAACATCGGCAATAATAAATACATCAGCGTAAAACAAATAAACATGCTATTGTAATTAGGGACGTTGTAACGATTGGGTATAAGAGGAAACTCAACTAAATTACAAATGGGACCTTCGTTGTCGAGTGGCTCGCTTCCGATAACCATACTTACCATATAATTTATCACAGACGCAATAAGAACACCACCTAGATATATCAACCCCTTAATGTTCTGGTTAAATATCGAAACGAGAACAAGAAACGTCCCTAAAAATAAGGGGGCGAATATACTGAATATTTGAACAATATTTGAAAATGTAAGTTGTAGTGTCATTTTATTATCGTTATATAATCATAGTATTTTAATATGAAAACAATTGATATAGAAAGATGACGTGTTATAATATAGTATCTGCGTATTTGCGTAACGGTGTATCTGCGTATCTGCGTATAAAATGGGCATTCCAAGTTACTTTTCAAATATTGTAAAACGACACAAATCAATCATTAAACGCCTGGCAGGCTTGCCGCGAATTCATAATCTATACATGGACACAAATGGTCTTATCTATGACGCGGTTCGGGTGGTGGGGTCGAACCATGGTGTATCCAATGACGAATACGAGGCGCTCATTATCACGACTGTTTGTAACAAAATCGACGAGTATTTCGCGATGTTTCGTCCATCGAATAAAATCATGATTGCGTTTGACGGAGTCGCGCCTGTTGCTAAACTGAATCAACAACGCGAACGCAGGTATAAATCTTGGTTCACATCAGTTGTGGAAGATACGATTACGCGGAAGAATGCGTTGATTGACCCGACGACTGCGGTGGGGACTGCGGGAAAAGCATGGAATACATCCGCAATTACACCCGGTACCGCGTTTATGACAAAACTAAATCAACGTATGCGTGATTATTGTGTATTGAAATCACGGATTATTGAAAATCAAGTCGAATATATATATTCTGGAAGCGACTTTGTGGGGGAAGGTGAGCATAAAATTTTCGAATATATTCGTGATAATGCGAATTATCACCAAGATACCGTAACACTCATCTATGGTTTGGATGCCGACTTGATTATGTTATGTTTGAATCATCTACATATCTCTCAGAGTATATACTTGTATCGTGACACACCGGACTTTATCCAATCGTTGGACAGCACATTATCGAGCAGCGACCAATATTATCTGGATATTCCTGAATTCGCATGTTCGTTGGAAGAGATGATGCGTGAAACGACGACGACGTCTGGTGGTGGTGGCGGTGGTGGCGGTGACAAAAACCGACCCGAACATAAAAGACCCTATATTTCAGATACGAGAACGGTAGCGGGGGCGACGTCAGTTACGAAACAACCAGAATCCGTTGTAAAAATAACACCGGATGTGGTAAGCGCAATTGATGATTATATTGTGATGACGTTTATGCTCGGCAACGATTTCATGCCGCATTTCCCTTCGTTGAATTTACGCACAAACGGCATGACGGTATTACTTCATACGTATGCGAATATGTTCAAAGGAAGCAACGACTATCTTGTCACACGTGTATCTGGACGACCTACAATCGTATGGAAAAATATGCGGGCATTTATCGGATTATTGGCAGAGACCGAACATAATCGGTTTATGAATGAACATAAAACACGCGACAGGCAAGGTAAGATGAAATACGGTGCCGACACTGGCGGTGGTGGCGGCAACATAAATAAAGTGGTGGCTTCGTCGTCATCCACACCTGTGCCTACGCCTACGCCTGCGCCCGTGGCAGTAGATATTCGCGAACTTACGAAAATCGCATGCAGCCGCGTAGTTCAATTGGTAGGAAATATCGAACGGTGTCATTCCTTAAATGAGTTCATGTCTATCCCGCTTCAAGAACGTGCTGCCGAGAGATATATCGACCCGTTTCGAGAGAATTGGGAGTTCCGTTACTATGACGCATTATTTGGAATTGATATTTATGCGAAAGATCGGACTGGCGGTCATGGTGGTGAAAGGGGCGGAAGCATCGACCGTCTTCAAATGATTTGTATCAATTATATCGAAGGGTTGGAATGGACCATGCGATATTATTCAACCGGTTGTGTAGATTGGCGATGGACATACAAATATCCTTATGCGCCGCTTTTGGTAGATTTGATGCGTTATATGCCGCATTTAGATACCGCGTTGTTTCCGAATGCTACACCTGATGTGAAAAACCCGGTGCGCGACCTTGTCCAGCTTTGCTATGTCCTTCCGATGGCATCACATGGACTCCTGCCTGCGTCGATTGCGGAAAAATTAAAGCGTTCGTTTTCGCATTATTATTGCGACAAGCTCGATTTCAAGTGGTCATATTGTAAATATTTCTGGGAAGCACATACTGAATTGCCGCATATCCGGATTTCGGAGTTAGAGCGGGTGGTGGCAGAAGTCGAACGACCTAAACCTCCCGCGAAAGCGGCGACGGCTATGACGTAAAACTATATCTACCTCCGGCTTCCACTTATTGCGTCCCATGCCGCCGCGGCGCCTTCTCGAATCGCCATTCCAGGTCGATTATGCTGAGCATAATAGTTTGCATTCAATCCATGACGCATGACACCCGAATTATTGAGTGCGGCATTTACACCGGACTGTATTACGGAACGTTGGATGTTCGTGATAATACTTTTTTCATCAGGTCGGATTGTTGATGCGAAATGAATAACAGACGTGGCCATTTTCGTATTATAATATAGTATAATACAATATATTATATCACATAAGAATGATCGAATATTTACCGTTGATTACAGCAGGTGGGTATATACTATATGTTCTAACAACTGACCTTATAACATACATAAAGGGAGAATAATTATAACATTACAACGTTAGAATGATTGTACCTATTGGCGTGGATTGTGGATTGGCGGATTTTATAAAAAAACATAACTTACGAAGTTTTTCATTTCCGTTTGACTGGATTGTTACATATAACGGCGTATCATCATGTATAAATGATGATTTCAAATCATTTACAGAACCGCTGGACAATCGAATCAACAAGTATGATATGTATTTCCACCACGATTTTGTTCATCCGCATTTATTACAGAAGGACACAGAAAAATATGTTCGCAGATACAACCGATTGATGGATATATTTAAGTCGGCTGCCGAAGAAATTATATTTATTAGAAAAGGGCACGCACCTCATCATCATCCAGAGCATAATGGTAAATATACGAAAATCACGAGTGACCTTGAAGACGCTGAAAAATTAGATATTGTTCTTCAAACAAAATATCCGAACTTACAATACAAAATAATTGTGATATTGGTGTGCGGTGATTGTTTTCAATCGAGTCAGGAATATACAACTGGGTCGAGTCGTATTGAAATACACAATATTGCGTCGGCTAAGGTAGATGATGACCGGTTCGATAAACTTTGTCGAACTATTTTCAAGGTGTAGTAATGTCTTTCATCACCGCATCCACGCTCTCCAGCGCACCTTCCACCCACCCTTGGTGTCGGCTCACCACCTCTCCGACGACCACCATTCCAGGCATCGGATGTTGTGCCTTTCGAATAAAGTCGGGTCGCGTTTTATATTCACATGTTGGCAGCGGCGTATAATAATGCGTCCCGTCTGTCCAGTGATAATCCCGTATCGCCATAATATTAAGCGGCGGTTCACTATTTGGTATTCCAAGTGCTTGTTTTATCCACTTTGAATACATTTCGTGAGCAGCTGGCGTATTTTCAAGCGCACCCTTCGCTTTCAGTGTCTTCGCATGTTGATTGTCCGTATAAGCCACCATATATACTCCTTTATCAGGGTCCATCGGTATCAATTTTTGAAGTGGGCCTTGAACTACGGTGAATGCCTGAACATACTTTTTCATTATTTCGGTGCTTGCACGGTCAAACTTCGCATAAACAATAATGAAGGGTTGGCCTTTGATGTGTTGGTATATACTTGTCGGAGATGACGCACCTGGAACAATTTGTCGAATACCTTTTATCGTTGTCGCTACAACGACTTGATTCGCATAATAGTTCTTATGATTGGCGGTGGCGGTAGTAATTTGAAACCGATACATGGTATTGGCGTCAGTTTTTTGCGAGACTACCTTCACCACCTCGGATGAAAATCTGAAATGCTTTTCCCCGATTTGGTGATACAATCTCTCGACGAGGTCGCCCCAAGGAATGTGAAGCGCTGTCCATCCGCTACTCACATTATCATCCATTCCGTAATGTGCCAACGTTTCGTAAATATCTGCGTCTTCGAAATCGGTATAACCGGTAGTAATGACAAAGTCTTTGTATTTCTCGGGACCAAGTATATCTATGAAAAACTGCTTGAATGTTTTATCTTGATGTTGTGCGGGGTGTTTCTTGTATGCGTGCTTCAATTCCCGAATAATACTCATGATATCAACCGGTTGAAATGCGGCGTAATTTCGCGTGGATTTGAATTCCGAATACGGCGTCTTGATATCTTTCAGTAGTTGTATAAGTGAGTGGTCTTTGTTTTTACGGCCGACACCCGCACCGACGACGACATCAGCGCCGTAAAATGACTCATTGCCTGCGCGACCACCCATCCATTTTTTCGGATTTTTCTCTAAAATCAGGAATGACGTATTTGCGGGTGCGAAGCGTTTGATTTGGTATCCCGCATATAGACCGGCGATGCCGCTTCCGATGATTATAATATCAACGCGGTTGTTGTTCATATTATATTAAGGTTGGGTTATAATTTATTCAACAATATTATTACGTTCAATAACTGTTTCTTTTGCAATATTCTTGACTACTTTCATTATATTATCATCTTCGCCATCAAGAACATTTTTTGAAAATTTCATATACATGTCATTCGCGCGCGTATCGCTATTCTCACATTCCGGATGTTGCTTGGCCCATTCATTCAACAATCCAATATTCTTATGCTCGACTGTTCTGACGGCTTTAATAAGGTTATCACTATTAACGCCTTCTCGTTCCCATTTATCATGCTCCTTTACATACAATACTTCGCGCTTACGGTCGCTACAATGAATAGGTCGTTTATGAACATCTGTATTTTTCAGATTATCAATAAAGATACTTGAAATACCCTTTACATAACCGTTCCGGCCTACATTTTCCATGTCTTCCGTGGATAGTTCGATCGAATTCACAAAATCACTCATGTTCATCGCATCCTTACACTTTTCGTTCAGGAAAAAATTGACACTAAAATGATTATCGCCTTTGTGGTTATAAATATTGTTATTTGTAACAGATGCCGGATTATTAGTATTATTTAAACATAGTTCCAATACTTTATCGGTGGTTGCTTGTTGGTTTGCTATAAGTCCTTGTTGGTTTTTTACGATATCAGCAATAATATTTTTGAATGCCACGTTGTCTTGTAATATTGTATTCATCATATTAACAATATTTGCGTCGTTTGTATTCGTTATTTTCGTTTGCTCGGTACCGACTCCGTTACATGTTTTCATATGACGAGACAATCCGGATGAATAAGCATAACATAGACCACAATATTTACATTTGCGGTTCTTATTTGAAGAATGATTTATAATTTTCGGAGTAATCGACTCATTATTTTGTTCATTTGAATTATCAACGATATTCAATACTATTTCATTCTTCTCGGTGTAATCTTCGTTTTCGTTGTTTGGTTCGTCTAAATGTGATATACCACACTTTGATATATGCTTCTTTGTTTGAACATGTTTTTTATAGTCATAACGATTTAATGTATAAAAATTACAAATATTACAAGAAAATATCATTTTATACATATCCTATGTAATATATATTTAATTTATTTCATTATTTATACACGTGTTTTACAATCAGACGTTTTCAGCTGATTTAATTGTAAGTATGGGTTACTTCGTCCGGGTTGCGTTTTCGTATCAATCAAAAATATTTCACACCATTCATAGTGTGGATTTTATGGCCATTCACGATAACAAATGGTAATTTTGTTATCATGTCCAAAAAAATGTCCATTTTTGGGACGTCGGCCAAACCGCCTCCTCCGCCGCATTTCAAAAAAATCAGTCACATTTTTTTCGTCCAAAAAAAAGTGTTGTGAGCATGTCAGTCACACGCGTATTTTTTTTGTTGTTTCAAAAGTCTTGGCCGCCATAGCCAAAATGGACAATTATAAAATGTCCATATTTTTGTAATAAAAACGCAGCCCGATTATTATATATCAACGCGTAATTCACACACGATAAACAGTAAGAAAATATATAACATCTCGCTATATTACCATTTGTTATCATTTTTAAAAAATGTCCATTTTTGAGAACCCCGGCTTCGACCGTCCGATGTTCATCGATTTTTCATGATTTCAAACGAAATATTTTCGGCGGAAAACCTACTTTTCAAACGAAATATTTTCGGCCGATGGCCAACTTTTCAAACCAAATATTTTCGGCAAAAAACATACTTTTCAAACGGAATATTTTCGGCGGTTCGCTGACTTTTCGGCCTTCGGCCGTCCTTCCAAAACCCGCGAATTTTATATAAACCGTTCTGTATGTATTCTACTATATTTCCCAATCTCCAAAAATGGCAATTTCCGATATTATTCTGATGTCTCTCGTTACAAGTATTCCTATTCTTTATACATTCCCGATGATACTCGCGCATTTTTTCCAAATTCAAGGCTATAAAATTTCGGACCAAACCGAGTGTAACCAACTTATCAACAAGTTAAATATCCGCCGTTCTGTATTCTATCAAAATGGCCGGCCATTCGGTCTATTCTATGGAAAATGGTATATCGGCTATATTTATTCAAACGAAACACAGCATGGTAGTCAAGGGCAAGTCATGTATATTGTTATGAAACGTGCGACGTATGAAACCGCCACAGGTAAAAGTTCGTTGGCACGACCAGACACTTCCGCCGCTTCCGCCGCTTCTTCCGCCGCCGCGGTCGGCGCGACCATCCTAGAAGACAAAATCATCGACATCCGCGAACGTCGCGGCAATCCGTGGTGGTGGGAATATTCTGACCGTAAATATGACGCAACCAAATTCCTGAAACGAGAACCGAGAGATTATCAACAGAATATTATCGATGATATTCTCTCCGTCATCAAAAATAAATCCTCGCGAAGCGGTACATTTTTCATTCATGGCGAGCCAGGGACTGGCAAATCGTTGCTTACTCTTCTGTTAGCCAAGCAAATCGGTGCGTATTATTGTGATACATGGAAGCCGACTGACCCAGGCGACAATCTCTCGAAAGTATATAGCACAATCTCTCCCGATGATGATAAACCTCTCGTGTTGGTCCTTGAAGAATGCGATAAACTCATCATAAATGTCTTGGATGGAAATGTAAAACCACATCTCTATATTCCGATACCCATGATGGATAAATCAGACTGGAATTCGATGCTGGATAAAGTCACAGACCTGGGATTTTATCCAAATTTAATATTGATACTTACGTCGAATATCTCTCGCGACGAGATTCATGAAAAGGACGCGTCAGTGCTGAGAGATGGACGGATTGACAGGGCGTATCATATGACGCGTAGCGTAACGTAGCGCAACATAGCTGATGAATGTAATATAAACATTACTAACATGATTATATTATAAAACACAATGACAACCGTTGCCCCCTATGGTCGATTATGTAACCAGTTGATTCGAAACATGGCAATTTCTCTTCTCGCAAAAAAACACAATCTACATGTTATATATTGTAGTCATGATATTATTACACGTATGGGTATTGATTTATTTTGCGGAACTATGATCCATCCGACAACCCAAATTATAACCGACCACACTTATTTTAAATTTTATAATGCCGACAAAATCACGTGTAATCTAAATCCAAACAATAATTACGGATATTTACAAGTGAAAGAAATCATCAACCTCATCTACGATGAATTTCGTAAGGAGAGTGTAAAATCCAAGATTATGGCGCAAAATCCATTCAAAGCCCGATATAATCAAAATAACGATGTATATGTTCATGTTCGTTTGGGTGATATCGTTCATTGCAATCCAGGTTTAACATATTATATTAACGCGATACGAAACGTGAGCAGTTATGATAAGCTATATATTTCGACAGAAACGCCGGACCACGAGTATATACAAACACTACTGAAAGAGTTTCCAGGCGCAGCATTGGTACCATATAATCAAGTAGAAACAATCCAATTTGCTTCTACATGTAAGCATATCATTCTATCACACGGTTCATATTCTGCCGTAATCGGCTATCTCGCGTTCTTTACGGAGAATGTATATTTCCCTGAATTCGAAAAAGGTAAAATGTGGTATGGTGCGTTGTTTTTTATTCCATCGTGGAAAAAACTCAGCTATCATATTACAGACCCGAGCCAAATTAATCATTTTGATCCAAATCCATGTAAAGCGCCGTGGGAAGAATAATTAGGGCGTCAGCGTTGCGTGTCGTTAGGTTCTGCGTCCTTTTTTCCGATAATTACGGACTCCACCTATACCGCCAGATGCTAAACTGTGTGGTTTATAGTAAAACTGGTTATTATCAGTGAATAATGCGCGATTCCCAAACATTACTGGAAGAAACCACGATGGCATAGGAGGCGGTGGTGTTGCGAATGTCGGAACAGTTGCAAATGTTCCGGCGGTGTTGGTAATCGTGGCCCCAAGACTGCCAGAAGCACCTGTCGCGGTGAGTAACAAAACTGTGTTGGCAGTATTTGAAACCATCGAAGTGCTCACCGTAAAATTTGCCGTATATTTCGCAACACCCTTGATATAATGAAAATAATACATGTAGCCGCCAAACGCAGCACTTGGAGTAAGTGTGCTCTCGTTGCCAATCAACAGATTTTCAGAATTCGTATAATTATATGTATCCGCCAAAGGTGTTCCAAATGAGACGCCATTCATATAGAATGTAGTTGTTCCACCGGTTCTACAAATCGCAAAATGAACCCATTTGTTTTTATACTGACTCGATGTAAGACTGGCAACAAGATAAGGAGAAGTATTTCGCCAATAATAGAACCTACCGCCTTCAATCGATACACCGATGCTTACTGTATTCGTGGTATATGTCCCCTTCTAAAAAATTCGCGGAAACGAATTCGTATCGGTTTGATACTGAAACCATTCCACGGTGAAATCCTGCGTCTCGAAATTAAGAGCTGTATCATTCGGAATGCTAATATAAGAACTTGTATTTCCAGCAAAAGATAAACTAGACATCGTATGCGTAGTTTATATTTATGATATAATATTATTTCATACATTTTGTATTGTTCCAAATAACCGATCCATAAAATAGTTCATACCGTAATTAGAGTTAAACAAACGATGATGGTTTTGATGAAATCCATCTGTTGTTCCGGTATGAGAAGATAAAATTGTGTTTATTGTCGCAACGGTTCCAATCAAATAAATATGAAAAATCGAAAAGCGAATAAAATAATGTAGTAAAAAAATAGATCCAAAGTTGGTAATTATTGCGTCGAAAGGATGAGCATATAACGCAAATATACCAATAACATTACTATTTTCATGATGAGTTTTATTATACCTATACAGATATTTACTGTGAATAATATAATGGATTGTGTAAAACCATACTTCTCCAACAACGATTTGTGAAACAATATATGAAATTTCAGCTAATATAGAATGAAAGTAATCAAAGGGTGGTAACATATATAAAAGACATCCTAACGAAAATGGTTGAAATACAAACACATTCCAAAAGAGATTTTCAAAATGATGAATTTTTAATTTTCCCGCATATAGTGCTTTATTTTTAGTATAGTCATAATAACTTGCGACAATATACAACCAAGAGCTATAAAAAGGAACAATAAGCACATATGCATGATTGCGTTTTATAATATAAATAATTATTGTTTATATTATACATAATTGTATTATTCAAGTTGTCGTTACGTCGATGTCACTCACCCCCGTAGAACTCACCCGTGATTCATTCAAGGGTCTGCTTGAATTCAACTCGAAACAAAGCAAGCACACGATCCTGAAACTTACCGCAGATTGGTGTCGACCGTGTAAAACGATTAAAGAACTCGCGATAGATCAAGTCATCAATATTGTCATGAAGTTGGAACGACCGGTCGAGTGCTACGAAGTGAATGTGGATGATTCTCTCGATTTTTACGCATTCATGAAACAAAAACGTATGGTGAATGGCATTCCAGTTTTCCTCTTTTATAAAGCCAATAATACCGAATTCATCCCGGATGATTCAGTGACTGGCGCGAATCCTCCGGATATCATCGCATTTTTCGCGCGATGTGCTAAGGTCTAGCATAAGCACCGCGACCACGGCCGCCATCGCCGCCACCGCCGCAGTGATGTTATTTACTGTATTACATAGAGGTAAATAACATAAAATCATGACTATATAATAAGTATTTGACTCCACCCTGCCATCGATGGAATCGCTCGACCTCAATATCGACAACTACAATCTTCCGGATATTCTTTCGTTATTCAACGTTCCAACCTTATTCAACGCGGAAGACTTGAAACGTGCCAAGCTCGCCGTCCTGAAAACGCACCCGGATAAAAGCCAGCTTCCAAAAGAATACTTCATCTTTTTCACGAAAGCTTACCGCATTCTACATCAAATTTATACAATTCGCAACCCCATCACGGATGAGCATTATACGCAAAGGGTCGAGCGAACACCGCGAACATCGGCCGTGCCGGCGGTTCCGGGAATCAAGTGTGTCGATAAAGATACACTCCGTCGGCCATATACTTCGGTGGATGGCGGTGGCAGCACGTCGGCGGCAGCAGCAGGTTCAAAAGTCGTGGATTATAACCGCCTGATGCGTGGTGAGGGGTATCATCCGGATCCCGATGACGAGTATTCGCAAGCTACACATGAGAGAATGAAACGGCGGCTGGATGAGATGATGACTGGCGATGGTAGCACCAAAGGCACGAATGCTTCCGCGAAAGTGAGCGAATTTAATCGATGGTTTAATGAGAAATTCGAACAATATCGGCTGAAAGATGAAGAGGCGGAGACGGGGTATGAAGAGTGGTTTCGTAATGGACAAACGGATGCCGACCACGCTGCCAACCACGACGCCGCCAACCACGACGCCACCGAAGGCGCCAACAACTGGGCAGATAAAGTCGCGATACTGAATCAACGCAAGCAAGAACTCCGGAATAAATATGCGCTTGTCGAGAGAAAGGAACTGGAATACGCCGGCGGCAGCAGCAGCACATATGACCTCACGAGAGAACGACCCCAAGAATATTCGAGCGGGATATTCGACAGCCTCAAATACGAAGACTTGAAGAAAGCACACACCGAGACCGTTATTCCAGTCACCGAAGAGGACTACTACAAAACCCGTAGATTTAATACTGTGAATGAACTACAAACATTTAGAGACCAGTCGCGCCGGGATTTATACAGTCAAACAAACCCAGCGGAGCAAAGGCAAATCTACGAGCAGTCGCGGGTGCGTCAAGAAGAGGAAGATACACGCCGCGCCTTCATTTTAGCCAAACAGGATGAAATCTCTCGCGATATTCATAAGAAATTATACTCGGATGTATTTCGGTTGGAGAATTGAATGTGTTATTTATTCTCTCAGATATATAATAGACCACAATCATATACACTAGCCTCCGATGCTCGAAAACAAAGTCATTAAACTGGCGATTGCCTACCTCCTTATTATGATGATTGGTTTCATTTATAACAAATATAAGAAAACAATCGAAGTGAAAGAACAATACGATGACGGTCAGCTCATCCAGAAGTATCTCTTGAACGATAGCAGTATCACCAAAAACAATAAACCGATTCTGTGGGTTCATATTGAATTCGATAAAAATGCACGGTCATGGGATAGTTTCGGATCAAGAACGAATGACAACCTGAATCAGCCGTATCAATACCTAACGATTCGCAATATTATTGAACACTGCGGTGAGAGCTTCAACGTATGTCTCATCGATGATGACGCGTTCGTGAAGATTATACCGGAATGGCGCACACGCGTGGAACATCTGCCGCGCCCGCTTCGCACCCATGTCCGCGACCTTGCACTTGCTACCGTGCTTCATATCTACGGTGGATTCCTGATTCCGAGCTCCTTTATATGCTTCCATGACTTACGTTCGCTCTATGACGCACATCTTGGCACCGCGAATGTCGTGATGGGCGAACTGAGGACGACGTCATCTCTCGCCGCAGAGAAACAATATTCGCCATCGACAAAGATGATGGGCTGTAAAAAATTCGACCCGGTGATGAAAGAGTTTATGGAATTCTTGATGGATATCAACAGTCGCGACCAGACACATGAAATGGATTTTACGGGAGAAACGACGCGCTGGTGGTGTGCGAAACAAGCGGCGGCACCGAAGGCGGTGAGTCTGATTCCTGCGGAAGAACTGGGTGTGAAAACCACAACGAACAAACCGGTTTTACTGGAAGAACTCCTTGCCGATGTTGATGTCCCGCTTTCACCGACGACCGCAGGCATCTACATTCCAGAACAAGAAATACTAAGACGAAGCAAGTTTCAGTGGTTTGCGCGTCTCTCGCCGAAACAAGTGCTTGAATCAAAGACGCTGGTGGGGAAGTATTTGTTGATAAAAGCGTCGGGATGCTAACACCGGCCACTCCACGCCGCCACTCCCACATCCACTCCACGCCGCCATGTCGCGTCGGTTCTAGCACGGGTTATCGCCCTGCGTCGTGTGGGGGCGCAACCCCAACAGGTTATTCGTGAATAATGCCAATTCAATATCATGCTCATGTATGTTATGGAATATCGTAATGTATTTACAAATCAACGATGTAATACGATACTTTATGTCTTCACTAAACAAAGGTGTCATCTTAACAAATAAGAAATAGTTGTCCAAAATATCCAATACAGAATATCCTTCATCGTTCAATTGAAATAATATATGGTTGGCATTACGCACTCGTGTATTTATGTCACACGTGTTATCCAAAATAATGCGAGTATATTCCTCGAAACAGTGAAATCCGATATTTGAACATATCTTGTTTGCAAGGTCAATCGTAATCTCTCGGTCCATCAATTTCGTCTTTTCCAAATAATTGATAAGGGTGCGCACTGATCCATTCGAAACGCGAAGCAAGAAATCCTCCGCTTCGCCCGTAATCATCAAACGTTCATTCGCTTTTATCTTTAGCATAATTTTATGAAGACAAGGCCGATTTAGTTGATTAATTTTCATGATGATGTTGCGTGTCTGAAATGTATCCACTACTTTCTGAATATTCGTGCATGACGAAATAAAATGAACGTTATGACTGTATTTATCGATACAATTCCGGAAAACTTGTTGTCCTTGTTCGTTGATGAGGTCGATGTCATCAAGGAGCACAATTTTCTTTTTTCCAGGTATCATCGTCATCGTTTGACAGAACACTTTCACATCATTCCGGTAGTATTGAATCCCCTGTTCTTTCAAACTATTCAGAACCAGAATATTCTCTTTTATCGCGGTATTACTTGCCCCGGATTTTTTGTAATATTCGCGAATCATCGCATTAATAATCGACGTTTTTCCTGAACCTGAATCGCCATAAAACATGATGTTGAGGTTATCCATTTCGATAAGACTCTTAATGATCGTGACTGTATTTTCATCCAATTGTTCAAAATCCGGTATTTTCCACGGTTGATATTTTGCGATAAATGGAATATCCGGAGATAGATGATGATTCATTTTATGCGCGTTCCACTAATGTATAATAAATATAATGTTTAAGTAATAACATCATCCACTATCAATCCATCGCGAAAACATGTTCTTTAATTTCCCGTTCGGCGGCGCAGCTAGTGGCGGATTTCCTGGGCATAACGGTCATGGATTCGGCGGACCTGAAATGTTCTTCGAGTCAGATGGTTTCCCTCCACAAATGAACGCCGACAACATCGACAAAGACAAGGATTATTATAAAATATTAGGCGTGGATGAAAAGGCAAGCGAAGATGAAATGAAGAAAGCATATCGAAAGATGTCGATGATACACCACCCCGATAAAAACGGCAACACCGATGAAAGCAAGCAGAAATTCCAAGAACTGAATAACGCATATGAGTTATTATCTGATGCGAATAAACGACGAACCTATGATATGATGCGTAAAGGTGGTGGAGGCGGCGGCGGTGGCATGCCGAACGTATTCCATTTCGGTGGTGGCGGTGTTCCGCCTGGCATGCCGCCCGGTATCCCCGAAGAACTACTTCATATGTTATTTGGAGGCGCGGCGGGAGGTCATGGTCCTGGAATGGGTCCAAAAGTAGTATTTCAAACATTCCATAATGGGCGAATGAATGGGGGATTCACGCATCAGGCACATTCACAACAGCAGCAGCAACAACAAGCACCCCCCAACGTTCGTGTATATCAGGTTCCAGAGACAATCGTGAAAACTGTTTCACTCACTCTCGAACAGTGTTACAACGGTTGTTCAATTCCACTCGAAATAGACCGTCAAGTACCAGATAATGATATCATCAAGATAGAACGCGAGATGATCCATGCGCAAATACCGAAAGGTATTCTTCAAGGAGATACGATTATATTAAATGATTGTGGTCACATGAATGAAGTGGGAATGAAAGGCGATGTCCGTATCATAATCAACGTCCTCCAACACGCCTTATTCAAGGTGGAACACCTCGACCTAACCATCGAAAAAACAATACCACTCAAAGCGGCATTATGTGGATTCGATTTCGAAATCACACATCTGAACGGACGTATATTCAAACTCGCCAACAAGCCAGGCAACGTGATTAAACCGGGTAATATCAAAACAATACCTGGTTTGGGTTTAGAAAAAGGCGGCGAATCCGGCGTTCTTAAAATCAAATTCAACGTTGAGTTTCCAGATACGCTTACACCCGAGCAAATTCAGACGCTTCAACAAGGTCTGTAATCAGAACGAGAATCATTAAATCTCGATGAACTTCACATTTGAATACCCAGAAAAAAGTGATTCGCCGTATATAGCATAAAGTCCGTCGGCACCGGTTTCAACGCCGTTGATACGAGGATACAAACGTATTCTCACGACATACCCAATGACGGTAAAGCGGCATATTACAGTTAAACTCTGTGTTCCACCCACCGTCGCAGAAGTTGTTCTGAACCGCCCATTTGTTGTAAATAACGAAGGATTTGAGCTGATATTAAATGACAGATCCGCAATACTATTACTTACATCAAATACGTTATTCCAACTCGAATCTGACCCTAGATAATTTGACGGAGGGGTATATTCAATAAAACATTCATAATAATCAGCATTTCCGTTATAGGTAGGATAATCAAAAAATACAGTCAGGCCGTTAAAACTACCGGATATTGTACTTGAACGCGAACTATATCTTAAATTCGGCGTGCTCGGCGTATAAGGATACAACGAAGGATATACAATACTATTGAATGAGTCGGCGATGGGTATGTTATTCACCATTGACATGTAAGTATATTCAGAAAACGCTTTCTCACTATTATATTCATTCATAATGACGGTGCGAATCCGAAATTGAATCGGTTGCTCATTTACACCGCTTATATTCGAATATACCGTTTGATATCCGGCGACGCCGCCATTTTCCGCAGTCGGAATAAAAATCTCATTCGATACATCTTGCCAATTACGTAATAGAAAGTTGTTCGAAGAGATGTCTCGGCGTTCAAGTGTAAAATATTTATATCGATAATACGGAGCGATAACATCTGTTTTATAATAATTCGGGTCATTCGAAAAATCAGGTAAATTCCACTTCAACGTCACGGTGCCGTTATATCCTTGTGCGGATAGTGTTAATGGAGCCAGCGGCGTTCGAAATGGTATAATATAGGTGCCTTCCGGGTTGATACTACGATACTCGGCTGGTATGAACTTTTCTTCATTTTGTCTATCTATGAATCGTTGAACTGGTGATACGGTAATCTCATAAGCACGTCCTGATTTCAAATACAGTTGAGCATTCGGAGTCGGCGACGCGTCAATATCGGATTGTAAGCTGGACGGGATTGTATATGTTACAATACCACCGGTTGGTTGAAGATTTGGCGTTAATATCGAACGAAAGTTGCCATCGTCTTGAATTGATGACTGGTACTCTTTTGGAAATAGGTTTTCCTGCACATAATCGGAAGGAATTAATATATTGATATAATATTGAGGCTGAGATGAATACTTCCATCGAAGCACGACTTTACCGCCTTCATTCGTAGATATCAAAGAATAACTCATATCGGTAATCGGGTCGTTGAAATCATTACCCATCAAGATTTTCACTTGACTAGGCGCTGTTCCATATTTTGAACCGGAAAGGTCTTGATCTAGGAAAAAATCGTTGATGTTGAACGGTGTTATTGTAAATAAATATTTTTTACCATTTACAAATGGGGAATAGATATTACTCTTCAACGTTACAGTAAATTCAGTTGGTAAGCCTGAAAATGTTCTAACCGGTGCTACACCATTCAATATTATCTGCCCTGAATAAAAAATAAACCGATAATCACTTCTAGAAATATTACTGATAGTATAATCTAATTTCAAATAATAACCGTCGCCATTACTTGCGTCGATACGAATCATCGTAGGTGGTGTTTGGGTTTTCAAATGAATGAGTTTATTTGGTGGATTTCTACCGACAATCGGGTTGCCTGTCATATAATCAATATAATTATAAACCGGATTTGAGGCGGCTTCCGGGGTTGATAAATTATTATATGATACAGTATATGTTCCCGAAATATCAAAGACGTTGGAGATATCTCTTGTGCGATTACTATAATGTTCAAGATGACCACGTATTGAAAGATGAAACGATGATTGAATAGTTGAATTCCATGTTCCACTAGTCGGATCCGGATCACGAGTGTAATACCATTTCAACTGAATGTTCGATAGATCGAACGCATTTTGTTTCAATAATCCGCTTTTGTAGAAGAATGAAGTTTCCGTATTTGTATATTTCAAAAAAATGTTTGAGGGATCAATAATACTCGTATCTTTGTTTAAGTAGCGGTCGGTTTCCTTGATCGTAATCGGACGTGGAAGTAAGATAAAAGGTGTTAATTCGTTGCGTAATGTATTGAAATTGTTGATTTCATTCGCAGATAAAAGAGAATATCGTTTATTGGCGGTATATAGTCTGCGAAAATCGTCGAATGGATAACCCCGATTTGCAATCGACCATAATCCGTATTCAATACTATTTTGATGATAACGTCTTTTATTTATATATTTGTCTTGCTGTCCTGGTGTTTCAACAACCTCCTCATAGTCAATAATATAGTTTAAGATTGGCGAACCGGCGTCATCTTGTGGGATTTTCCATGTAATAATTGATAGTTCATTACCAATAACAGGAGTGCCAACCATACTAATTGGTGAATTATCTGGGCGAGCGAATGGAATACCGGACAACGCCGTTGAATAGACTGAACGCCCTAGTTCATTTACACCAGCCAATCGAAAATAATACTTGAAACCGTTGATTAGTTGTCCCGATAATGGCGTATTTAAATTCAAACTCGTATTAATATATTGCTGTGTTTCGAGTGTATTATATTTATAAGTCGATACTGTTTGCTCATACACTTGTTTGTTTTGGTCGCTTACATATACATTTATATCATCAAATCTATCGAATTGTAGTAAGTTACTGGACACATCTGGTGTATATTCCAGCGATGTCACCCAGCGCCCGGATATATCAAATGCTGTTTGTATTATGAAATATTGTATTTCATAACCGGTGAATGCTGGTTTTTCCCAATAAATATTAACGCGATTCGATGTTCGTTCGGATTCAACCGTTAATGTATCTGCGCCAAGACTATTGATTCGATTCACAATCTGGTTTGGAACTGAACCACACCTGCGTGTAAATAACGATGAGAACGCACTTGGTCCCACAATATTATAGGATGAAATGCGATATGAATAATAGATGCCATTTGTCAAATTAAAAAATGAATACCGAGGCGCCAACTGTGTGTAGGTATCTCCGATGTTATATAATGTATTTGTGGAACTGTCTAATTCATACGATCTGGCCAACGTGGGGTCTGGCCCCGCAAATCGATACGCTTGGTGTGGAGAGAATGTTTGCGATAGCATTTTAACTTGAAACGAATCCGCCTGAGAGGTCATCGTCTTAAAATAACTATTATAACTCGGGTCGGTTATTGTTAGTTGAAATAAGAAGACGAGTTGAGTATGTGAATGATCAACCACGGGTGAAAAAGACGGAAATTCAGACGCACCGCTAATATCGAATGTTCGAGAAACAATACTGAAAGATAAGTCGGACGACGACGACGACGACGACGAACCTGCGGCTGCTGCGGCTGCGGTGGCGGCAATTTTCGCATAATTCGCCGTATCATTCATCGAGATGTCGAATAACATGCGAGTATGATAGGATGCGTCAGAGACAGTCGTCAAAAAATCTCTCACATTTGTTGTGTTATAACTGTTGACGCTTATGAGTGTGGTTGTTTTCAGGTATGGGCGAGAGAAGCCGCGAATACGTATATGAAACGGAATGTTTAAATTCGCGGAGAGATCGGCCAGCGGGGTTCCACCAGAGCGATGAATCGGCAAATACGAGATATCTGTCGTGAGTTTCGAGAGATTTGCCAAATAGTTCCATGAGAATGACCAGGTTGCTTTTCCATAATCCTCCATGGAACGCGTCATTTTGGGCATGTGATACAATATACCTCCGCTAGAATCATTTTCGATGACGACAGGCGACGACGACGACGAAGCATTAAATGTGCTTACAGAGAATCCGAGACCCGCCGTGCTTAATCCAAGTCCAAGTCGTTGAGATGTAAAATCTCTCGAAATCGGAAAACGAAACGGCGCGATACGTAGACTTTTTACGAGGATACTATATTCACGGTCCATCGTCGATGGTGTCGGCGCATTTGCCGAAGAATACGTATTGCTTGATATACTTACTCGCCCGGAAACGACATCCCCTGGTTTTAGATATTTAAGGTCGCGGCTAGCAGCACGGGTATCTGTGGATGATATACCGGGAAATGTAATCGGAAAGATATCCACCATATTTTTACCATTATTTTGTGGCATCGGACCGAAACAATTTACGACAGAATCATATGTCCTCGTTGTATTCAATATTAAATCGACGCGTTTGTCGCCAGGATTGATACTTGCTTCTTTATAAATCGAGAGAGTCATTGTGGTGACTGCTATCGACGTTGGGTCTGGATTCAGTATGGCAATCGGACGGTCATTATGATATTCCCATGTCACTTCGATTTCGCCATAATATCCCAAATCAAAGAAATTCGCTCGGGAATGTGCCGCCGATTGTGTCGTCGTGATATTGAATAATATGTTCGGGAAATTTATATCAATCCCCGTGAATAATCCTGCCGCCGATAGGATTTGAGTATAGAATGGGACTGGCAATGCATATGAATAATAAGATGGATTGATCGGACTTGCGACTGTTGGGTCTAATATGGTGCTGACTGCGGGGCCAGGCGAACTCGGCGATACTCGTTCTTCTGTGTAAAAAAAGTAATTTTTAATTGTAGAACCATTTTCGGATGGGATTTTCCATGAGAGGTCATTGCGATTCTGAAAACCGACACGAACAATACTAGATAATACATCGAATGTTGCGACTGCGGAAGAGGGTATAAAATTGATGCTAAGGTCGCTTTGAGTGGCGCGAATCTGCGCACGACCTTCTCGCAATAATGTAACGGTGCGATTCGATAACGATATTGTATTCGGTGTTAAAACTTCATAGACAAACCCAGACGGATTATTGGAAACAGGGTCGGTTAAGTTAAATGAACCGTCGGCCCATTCTTTGGGAGGGATGACGAAGTTAGAAATGACGGTTTGTGCGCGATTCACGATGAAAACGGCGGTGATTTGGGCGGAAGTATAACCAGGTGTTGCGGCTTGTGTAGCCGTAATCGTGGTTTGACCGCTATTTCGGATTGTCACGGTTCTCCCTGAGATATCTGCAACATGCGAATTACTGCTAGTGAATGTGAATGTCGCCTCCGGAGTCAAATTATTCGAAGAGGGGTCGATGAGTTGAAATGGTGCATCACCATATGTCCTAGGCGTAGTAATCGAAAATCGCGATAGTGTAGGTGTAATCGTCGTCATCCTGATGGACTGTGATGATATTATTACTATGAATACACATAATAATAATAAAGTAAAGACGCGCTACCGCTCGCGATTCCGCCACACTACCGCTCCCAACGCTATGCGTTTAATTTTATCCACTTCGCTCTTCTGTAATCATTGACGGTATTGTTCTTGGCCTAACAACCCGATCGATTGTCTGGTTCTCATATATCTCTTTAATCGCATTCGTTCCTGTAATATCTTGATGCAGTTTGAAATGATTGGCCGTATTCGTAAAACCTACCAAATTTTCAGCATATATCTTCACGACATAACTATTCATTCTTGAATCGGGGCGTTGGCTTACATTATTACTTAATCCAATAACTGTTACTTGAAAGGATATCACCGAACTTCCATCATTAAATATAATACTATTGGCATAGTCAAAGGTTTGTCGTTGAGCATACCCGGTTTCACTCGGCGCAATATCATAATCCACTATAAACCGTAAAATACCCTCTGTGTTCTGTAAGTTAGTGCTGCTCCATGTAATAAGAAGCTTACTGTCCAAATTAGTATATTTAACATTCGTTAGTTTTGACGGAACCTTTCCAATTATAACCGGTCGTTGTAAATACGGAGAGTTTGGTCCAATAACTTTTCTTAATCCAACGATTTTCCGCCGAGCGACATCTTGCGTTACAGCAGCCACCCGAAATACATATGCCGTATTATTAAATAACCCGCGTAATGTATAATAACGGGACAACGATTTTGTAAAGACTCCAACAGGCTGTTCTGGTGCCTTCGGTGGTATTTTATCCCATAATACATCATCGACTAAAATGTTGTTCAAATCTTCATTTGTATTCGTAATTGTTGTTAAATCTGATAATACTCCAACAATATTGGCTGAACCTACTTCTGCAACTGTATAAAGATTGTATACCTTGTATTCGATATAATATCCAACAATCGGCGCTTCTGGCTCAATCGTTTCTGGGTCATCCCATTCCAGCGTAATTAATCCGGTATCGATTGAAGCGCTTACGTTGCGAATTACATCCGACGGGAAAAAAGGGACGCCTCGAACAGCCTTGAATGTCGTTGAATACCCAAAACTATTTCTAGAATAGATATGATATTCATATTCAAATCCGTTAAAAACGATTTCATAGTTGTCTTCATAAAACGGTCCAGGTATGTTATAAAACACGATCGATGGATTTGTTGAAAGAGTCGTGATTCCATTCGTTCGCGTTACATCATATCTCTCAATCCGATAATCTAAAATAGGCACACCTCCGGTAACATCAAGACTTGGCGGCCTCGTATCCCAATCAAAATAAAGTCGCACCAACCGATCGGCACTATTTGCTCTGAAAATAGGCGGTGGATTCGGCAATTTACCTGGAATACATGACACGACCGAGAGATTTGTGGTTGTAACTTGTGTGTATTCACTTGTATCACCGGAAACATCTACTACACAGTAACGAACATAATATCGGCGTCCATTCAACACATTACGGCTAATATCAAATATGTATTCAAACGCGGTTGTGTTTGAACCAACACTCGTTGTATTGTATTGAATCGTATATTCCGGGTAATACGCGGTATGTGGTGCGTTCAGCGTGAGGGGCGGATAATACCAGTTGTCTTTATCATCGGTGTATTGAATACGATACGACCAACCAGAATACGCGTTCGGTCCGGTGCTTCCACTTCCGACACCTCGATATTGACGCCATCGAAATCGAATGAATGAATCATTTGGCTCTATGCCGACAATACCTCCATTCTCTGGATTTGGATAGGTTGATAATGTGGGGGCGACAACCCGCGCAAGACTCACCGCATCGCTATTCGAAAACAGCGCGATCTGAAACGAGAGATCTGACTGTAAAGATATGCCGTAAATGTTGGATGAAAATACCTGAAAACAATAGGTGCCGCTTTGAAACCCTATTACGCCGGTGGGCGGTGTAATTTGTTTGCGTATGTAATTCGCCTTGACACCGATCGTATTGATCGCAATATTTCCAGAACTGTCTAAACTATATTCGTTGGGCTGAACACTAAATGTAGAACTGTATGATACGTCGGTCATCGCGCCGCTGCCATTCAGCCGTGTATATTTTGCCGTAAATGTAAGTGCTTTGCTGCCATTTTGTGTGAGTGCTGGCGTGAATTCAATACCGATATATTGCGGTGTGCTGTCGCTTGTTCCATTCCCAGCAGTTGTAGCGTGATACGACCGACGCACGATTTGACATGGAGATGGCGACGACCCAGGAACAACACTAATCGTTGCGGAATGCGGACTTTCGCCAAACCGATTTTTCGCGACGACCCAAAAATCATAACTAACACTGTTGGTTAGTCCATGAATCGTGACAGTTGGAAAAAAAACTAACATTTCGTTTAATACATGGGTAATCGGTGCGCCTGTAAGTTTGTAACGCACAATATAGGAATCAACAAGAATTTTATCACTATTTGGCGGTATCGCCCATTCTAAACGAGCGGACTGGTATAACGGGAATCCTGTAACGGACGTAATACGTTCGGGTGCGCCGAGAGTAGTGTATAGGGGAGTACAATCACTTAAATAAACAATAGATGCCATATTCTACGAACTCTTTCTTCTTCTACGAACTCTTTCTTCTTCTACGAACTCTTTCTATGAATTCTTATAATACTTATGGCGATTATAAGAATTGAATCTGCCGCGCCGTTGGCCCGTTTGACTGTCCAGTCCCCGTCTAATTAATCCGTCTTGTGCTAATATCAGCAGCAACAATATAGACCGAATTCGCGGTAACAATAATGTATTCAGTATCCACCTTAAAAATTTTGGCGATGGGACTAGTGTATTCATCTTCACTCTTTACTAACAGTTTTTCGTTGTTGGAACGAACACCAATCAAACATGTTTTCTCTAATGAGCTGGTCCAATAATCCAAGATAATGGGCTTATCTTCCAAAATTGCGACCTTTGTAGCATGTTGAAAACAAGCATAGGTTGGAACACGGCTAATTTGCTGGCTACCACTTCCGCTGCTGCTGTCCTGTGAAACAACTGATGAAGCAGCACTTCCTCCGTTAGATGACATATCAAAAATATCTCGTATATAGAATACTCAATTTTTAAATCTTTATATTCTTTACGAACGAATATTTGCCTAAATGGAGAGAGCAGCGGTGGTGGCGGAAGGTTCATAATACCGGATATTTGCTAGTTGTAATCTTTTTTTTCGAGTGTTTTTCGCATTCGACGACGCGCCATCACCGCCGCTGCCTACCGTCGCAACCACTGCGCTTGGAATGTCGCCCATCTGAATCCCGGAATATTCTGTTGTGAGAACTGAACATATGAATCGATAAATCACCATGAGAATTTCTTCATTACATTTCCCTACAATCAATATACTCCCTGTTCTAAATATCATGAATGATACTTCATAATAGATTGTTTGATCCATCGATACGGGTTGTTGTCCGGACTGTTCCTCAACGGATTTTCCAGGAATATAATAGAACTTGCTCTGAATTCCTGGGTAAGAGCACGAGTCGTAGTTACAATTCATGCGGTATTTGTATTTCAACAACTGGAATAAACGATCACGGTCGATATAAAACCCGCAATTGAAGTTAGAATTGATGAGTGCGGTTTCGCATCGATTTGGCAGAAAATCCAGGTCGTCGCCTAAATGCGGGCGCAAAACTGTAACAAGCAGTCGAAGAACATGTGTGAGCGTGCCATCTTCTTGAATACCTGGGATTTCCAGTTTGCCGGTGTTAAATACCTTTACATGCATTTCTTTATAAAGCACATCGTCTTCTGGTGCTCTCTCTTCGGCGGAAGCGATACCGCCGTTAATCCGAAGAATAAGAACAAAGCAGTTGAAGAATGCGCGTTTCTTTTTGGCGTTATTTCCTTGAAGGTCTTTTTTACAAAGCCCAATACTTACCTTGCGTTGGTCTTTGTATGGAATTCGCCCATTCGGGTTTTCAATATGTTCGATGATGAACTCTTCATAACACCGTGGTTGTTTTCCAAGTTTATCCTTGATGGACGCAATAAATGTGGGGTCGGTTGTTTGAAACTTGATTTGTTTTTTGATGACACCTTCTTTGCGTTCGTAATAATGTTGAACAGGAACGTCCCAGAATGCGTTATAAATATTGACTGATTTATTCAAGTAGGCGATTTTGGTCTTCGTCGAGATATAGATTTGAGAAATCGACGGATGAAATGCTGGCGGGGGTAGAGTCGATGACGCCGACGGCAACAACGCAGCATCCGTAGCATCAACTGCCGCAGTAGTATCAGAAGCAATTGTCGGGTCTAGAAACGAGTATGTTCGTCGTTGCGCCTTTTTTGAAATACATGATTTCTTCGCTGAAACAGCGCTAGCACTAGCGTTGGCACCGGCGGAGGTTATTTTTGGAGTGGTTGTGGATGAGCCAACACAACAAGCGAAAGCGGATGCGGATGGCGTGATCACTTCATTTTCTCCTTCACTTGTTTCATCGTTGTAGTCTTCATCGTCGTAGTCATCGGCATTATCGCAATGTTGTTGGCGTGATATACGTGTCATAAATTTCATCCATTCTGAGTCAAGTTCGGCCATGGTGTAGATGCTGGTGGTTTAAATGTATCATGATTGTTGAATCCATAGCATTTTTATTTCAATTCTTTACGAATCACGGTTATGAAATACTTTTACGGTTTCTTTTTCGTCACTTTAATAACGCGTTTTTTTACAGTTGTTAGCGGTATTGGGTCGGCGTTGGTTTCAACGTCGGCCTCGGCATCGGCCTCGGCCTTTTTAACCGAACAAAAATAACCCTTAAATTTCAGTATAAAATAATGAATAATATATTCGGTTCGTATGTGATGAAGATGAATGATATGTTCAATACTACAAAGAATATCTGTGCCGACAAATTCATGCGTTCGTTCGCGGACGATATAATATAAAAATTGTTTGATGATGGTTCGCGGGTCCATAAAGTATTTGGAACTAATCTCTCGAAAATAGGTTAGAATAATGTCATCGTTATCACATGACGCCGACGAATCCTGAAATAATTTCACAAGATGGTCCCATACGTGATGAGTAATGACATGAAGGTTTTGAAGATTGTCTTGATTTGTCTGAATATAGTTAATCATACTTCGAATATCGGAATGAAACTGTTGTTGTATTGCGACGAGGTTTTCATCGGAGATATTGAGTTGTTCGTTATCGCGTATTTTACACAAAAACGTAAATATATCCGCCTGAGGCAGTTGATTGAATCGCATGCGCACAAATTCGGTTTGTAATGACTCATCAATCCGAGAGACATAATTACATATCAAGCAAAATCGAACATTATTGTCGGTATAACTTGTGAGTAAATAACGAAGCGCAATTTGTGCGTTGGTTGTCATATAATCGACTTCATCCAATATGACGAACTTAATTCCGTTGCCAAACATTGACTTTGTGCTGACGAAACTGTTGATTTGATTACGAATAATGTCGATACCGCGTTCATCGGATGCGTTTAAATGTATCATCAAGCCGCGATTCTGCATGTTGAGTTTGGATTGATACGCAGTTACAAGATTCATAATGGTCGTGGTTTTTCCGGTGCCGGGGGGGCCATAGAATAATAGATTCGGAAAGTAGTTTGTTTTTAGGATATTTGAGAGAATGGTTCGATTCATCGGTTCCAGAACAATCTCATCGAAACAGGATGGTCGATACTTTTCAACCCAAGGCATCGTATCATTCGCCGACATCATATAAACAAGTATATCGGGTTGTGTTTATGTGTTTATGTGTTTATGTGTTTATGTATTTATGTGTGTCGAACATCGAAAAGGAATCAAAAACCCAAAGAATTGAAACAAGATATGCGTATTTATGAATATATACAAGTCTTCGACAATAGTATAACAAAGCGTCCGACACCACCCCCAGCCACCGAATTTCGATGTCATCATCAGCAACTCATGGATATTTAGAACTGATTCTTGGTTCTATGTTTTCAGGAAAGACCTCTTATTTACTCGAGGTGTATAAGAAGTGCGTGTTTTGTAATATACCGGTTGCTGTCATTAATTATGCTGCTGATAATCGTTACACGACCGAGTCGATGCTATCAACGCATGACAAGCAAATGATACCGTGTATATTAGCATCGTCTATCCGAGAGGCCGTTGAACATAATACTGACACGATACGCAGTGCTGAAACCATTCTTATCAACGAAGGTCAATTCTTTCCAGACATCGAAGACCAGGTAAAGCAGCTCGTGGAACACGCAAATAAGCGTGTGTATATTTGCGGGTTAGACGGTGATTTCGAGAGAAAACCGCTTGGTTCATTATTACAACTGATTCCATTCAGCGACAACGTCTTGAAATTAAAATCGCTTTGTAGCTTGTGTCGAGATGGAACGCCGGGTGTGTTTAGTTTCAGGACTACGAATGAGAAAAATCAGGTGGTCATCGGGTCGTCGAATTACATACCTTTGTGTCGCGGGTGTTATGAGAAGGAGTCGCGGAAAAAGGTGGAGGGGAGTCTCTAAATATAGACTATATGGGTGTCTTTAAGTTATTTTTGTGCGATAAGCCCGCGGCAAAAGGGTATAAACATAATTTGCAATGAATCATATATTCTGGTCGAGCACTTTCTTTCATTATGCCTACTTTTTCATATCCCACGCCCACACCAGCAGTTACAGTCGTTAAGCCTTCGAGAGGTGCGGCAAAAAAAAAGAATGCGAAGGGCTCGAATGAAGAAGTCAAGACAATACCAGAAACAATCGCAGAAAGTAAAGATTATGTCGAGACGTCGGCAGAAGAATCTACCTTACTACCAACGGTTGTCGAACCAGAACCAGAACCAGAACTAGAACCAGAACCCGAACAAGAATATGTCCATCGAGAGCCTACATTTCCAGATGTAGTAATATTGAAACAAACAGATAAAAATTATATCGTAAAGCATAATCATTATTCTATTCCAGTTAAAACTAGCGCAAATATTCATGATATTAGCATGGTAGGAGGTGGCGGTGGCGATCACGCTGAAGAGGACAGTAGCGCCGACATAAGAGTTGTCGGACAAACCGTTTTGGCTTCTACTACCGACCTCGTATCGCCGAACCAAATATACAAAGGCCAAATCAATAAAAAACGCGGTAGAAAACCCAAAGCCGGTATCATTTTAAATTCAAACACCGGTATATATGACACATCAGAAGTCCCGAACATTATATTACATCTGAAATGTCATTTATCTGATTTAAAGTCGAATGAATCAATTTCAAATTTCGATTATACTCCGTCAATCAGTGAAGTCGAGTCTTATAATTTATCATCGAATCTATTGAAGTCGAGTGAAATAATACATTCATATAATTCAGATACAAATGACAACGATGATGATAGTATTGCGCCGAACGAAATGAATACACTTACAAAAACAACGACATTAACTTTCGGTACTGGCGCCGCTACGCATACGCATACGACGCATACGCACGCGCACACGTCAATCGCCCCTGCGACCGTAATGACTGCTACACCGATGACACAATCATCATCTACTACCACCAAAAAAAACGCAACAGAAGCCAATATTCAAGTCATCAACGAGCGACATCAAAAGGAAATCATGAAAAAAATAAATCGTTTGAAGTATTCATTTCATAATGGAGAAACGATACAAATGAAACTCAACCATAAAAGTGCTTGTTTTTGGGATACATGCGAGTTCGATGGACCGATTTATTACATACCAATTATGGTCGTGAATGGAGTGTTTCATGTGAGCGGTTGTTTTTGTTCGCCAGAGTGTGCGCTTGCGTCGTTATTAAAAGAACAAATGGATACATCAACCAAATTTGAACGTATTCACCTTCTCCATTTATTGTATGGAAATTCGAACAGTACAGGTTTTAAACCTGCGCCGAACCCCAACTATCTTCTCGATAAATATTACGGAAATTTAACAATCGATGAGTTTCGCTCATTATTCAAAGGACCGCAAATGATTCATGTTGTGAATAAGCCACTTACGCATATTCTTCCGGAATTATACGAAGATAATAACGACTTTCTTGTAAATAGTAAAGTCATACCGACAAATACGCTCAAGTTGAAGAAACGTTATAAGACGACATTAGTTCAACATAGTAGCACCGCGGATTAAATCTGAAAAACGGCCAACGGCCAACAGCCGAAGGTGGAGGAGCTTGTAAAAGTAATATATTATTTTATCAACATAATATATTATTATTCAACATATAATTATATAATTATATAATTATATATACACGATGGATTCAAAAGAAGAAAAAGAAAATATCGTGTTGTATATCAAAAAAAACAAACATGCGACATATCCTACGAAATATGGATTAGAGTTTCAGTGTGTTGAATTCATACGACGATTTTTTACGATTCATAAAGGTCTCACATTTCCAGATGTAGTAGATGCGACGGATTTTTTCAAACGGATTACGCATTTCGACATGACGCCAACCGCGAAGACGAAGACGCGAACGCACATGGTTCCATTAGACACATGCGCATATCCATATACACTCACCCCGTTACACTATTTACGACATGGAAGTATTTTGTTTTGGAAATACAAGAAAACAGAATATCCGTATGGTCATGTTGCCATCATTTGGAAAAATGACTCAACCCTTAACGAAACCTATATCGTCCAGCAAAACCTAAATCCTCCAATAAAACGAATCAATACTGCGGTGCTGTTTTCGAAGATGAACCGCCCTGACAGTAAATACGCTGGTGTAAAATTACTTCCGCGCGAATACTTGACTGGAATTCAGAATCTCGATTGCATTGTTCATCGATTATAGTTTTGATTCCGCTGACGCCGTCGCTTCCGCCTTCTTTCTCTCGATCACCTGATTATAAATCTTCGTCATTTCCTGACGGCGATAATAATCCTCAGCTGATTTATCCATGAACTTTCGTATCTCAGCAAACCGCAATTGGTTTGTGCTTGTCGCAGTTGCTGCGGTCGCTGCTGGTGACGCATTCGATGAATCCGGTCCCCGCATATATTCGCGAATCACTCGCTTTAAATCATAGTTGGTATATTCTAAAGCTTCTTTCACTTGTTCTTCTGTCATATCAGTCTGAGACATAATAACGCGTGTCATCGTGTCTATTACTGTGGGGGATGGAACTGGCGCATTACCCGGCGCTGAGTTTTGTTGTTCAGACATAATACACTACTACGTATGCGAAACTTTATATACTTTACATTTGGATACTTTTTTTAGGATTTGAACAGAAAATTGAAATAAACACATTAGAATATAAAGAATACAGCACAGTCAAACATAATGACCGAACATGTTTCTTCGTCTTCGTCTTCTTCGTCTTCATCCGCAAATGACATCGGCATGACAATCGATATTCGTCCGATGATCGAGGATGTATCGCAGGTGATGACGAAGCATATCACAAATATCTTATCAGGAGTCATCGGAGAATATACCGTTTATAAAGAAACCCACGATACGATTATGGGGTTGCCATGTGTGCGTAGATTACAAGAACGAATTAACGAGTTGGAAATGCCGAGAGACAACAGCGGTTGCGAGTCGAATGTTGCTTCTGAATGTAGCGGCGGTGGTGTCGGTGGTGGTGGAAGGGGCGGATGCGGTGCGGCGTCGCGCAAAGATGAAATTCATCAGCTTCAATCAGCAATCGCAGAATTGAACCGTTATATCGTCGCGCTGGAATCAAAGGTTGATATGAAGACGGTTTATTCGTCACCTGCCTCTGTGGCAAATCAAGAAGAAGAGTCCATTCGACTAGAGATTCATGAAAATATGAGCGAAAATACAGAAAGCGAGTTTGTTATTCCACATTCAAACAGCAAGAATGTGATCATATCTTCTTCAACGATTCCCGAAGAACCAGAAGAAGACGATGAAGCAACAGAAACAACGGAAGATTTGGCTTCACTTGTTGAGACTGTCCAAGTTGAGATTGACGCAGAAGGCGATGAGGAAGCGGAAGAGGAGGAAGGCGATGAGGGAGCCGCCGAAGCTAATCAGGAAGATCCCGAAGCTAACGAAGAAACCGAAGCAGCGGATAATGCAGATGCGGACGAAGACGAAGCCGAGGAGGAGGAAGCAGCGGATGAGGAAGCAGCGGATGAGGAAGCAGCGGATGAGGAAGCAGCGGATGAGGAAGCAGCGGAGGAGGAAGCCGAGGAGGAGGAAGCCGAGGAGGAGGAAGCCGAGGAGGAGGAAGCAGCGGATGAGGAAGCAGCGGATGAGGAAGCAGCGGAGGAGGAAGCAGCGGATGAGGAAGCAGCGGATGAGGAAGCAGCGGATGAGGAAGCAGCGGATGAGGAAGAGGAGGAGACAGCTGAGGAGGAGGAAGCCGAAATCGAGGTTTCAGAAGTCAAAATCAAAGGAAAGACCTATTTCACAACCGACCCTCAAAATGGAATCATCTATGCCTGTGTAGATGACGATGTTGGCGATGAAGTCGGAGTTTTCAAGAACGGTGTTGCTGTTTTCAACAAGGGAAAGAAGTAATCAATATAATCTGATGGTATAATATAAATTCGTTTCCATTCGATTCCATTTCATTCATTTCATTATGCTTGAAAAAATATGTTCGCCCGCTTTATTGTATTTAGCCTTTTCGATGATTCAAATCGTCATCGATTTATTTCAAGGTGATTATCAGACATCATTATTAAAATTTATTATAATGTTTATTTTTACAGCGATACTCAATATTCTCTGCTTGAATGGCTACACCAAGTTTGTTTGGTTCATAGTGATTATTCCCATTATTTTACTTACATACATCAGCAGCGTCCTTTTTTATGTGTTTGGAGTCAATCCAGACAAATCACATATTCATGTAAAGCAAAATGCGCAATCGAAGCAACCCGCACAGGCAAAGGCACCAGCACAGGTACCAGCACAGGCACAACCCCCGAAATAACAACATAAAAAGATTTTGATGTGGTATATACATAGAGACATCATATGCCTTGTATTCTCGAGCCATCAAACACCAAATACATTTGTTCTACAATAAACAAAAATCAAATGTATCCGTCGTTCATACCGATGACGCCATCGACGTCATCCCCAAAAGAGCAGGTTATTTACGTCCAACAAAAGATGCCCACCGATACAGAGACTTATTTTGCGTATTTTTCGTTATACATCCTTTTTCCTCTATTATATAATATGCTTCTAACGGGAGATAAATCAATCGTTATGGTATTGTGGCGATACATAACGTCAGGCGTGTTTAATACAGTATCCTATATCAAAGAAGCAGCAACCGACCTATTTTATGCTTCGTTACGCATGTTTGGTCAATACACATTTAGCACATATACTGTTGTAAAGGAGGGCCGCGAGATATTTACTTCTTCATCCATGTATTATTACTACAAAAGTGATGTGAAATCCGTATATCGTATTGACCGAGCAAAATATGATGTATGCAAGTGGATTGACCGACAATGTGCTTTGTTTTTGAAAATACATGGGGAGGAACCCATAATAAATGACACCGAAAATTATATTTACGATTTCATCCTTCATAAGGTAGATAATCAACCGTATGTGCGAATCCATCGCGGTAATTTCACAGGGCGAACACATACACTCATTACCGAGCATTATCGTCCATATGCGAAATCGTATCAATACGCCCCAGAGGCGGAACTTACGGTATGGTATCCGAGTTGCTCGGTCGAACCACCGATGGAATCAAATGGAGGAGCGGAGGAGGCCAACGACGCCAACAAAGAACGTACGGTCTATGACTGTTATCCTCCAAAGGTCTATAAAATCAATATGAAAACGCCTCATCATTTTTTACTTGAAAAGAATGAGATTCTGGATGTTAAATTTTTGAAATGGAAACTGTATAATGAATTTGGAGCCACTGATATTGCCAAACGGTTGAACACTGTGTTCTATAATTATAAGGTGGTCATGTTTTATAATGACTGCATGAAAGAAAACCTCGAAAAGACAAAGGCCGAAGTTGCGATCACAGCAGCGTCGTCTGAGGCGACGACAGCAAAAGCAGAAACGGCGTCGGCCGTAGTGGAGTCAGAAGCCAGCAATAAACCACTCGTTGCATATACTTTGAGCGACCAACAATCCGTTATTGTAGGACATACATATGTTGTTAAGGTTGATTCACTTCTTCGGTGCCCTATATTTGAATCGAATGAAAAGAACGTATTTGATATTGATGGTGTCTTGACATCATATTATACATGTTCTGATACAGAGAATGACTCAGATGACGAATGTGACGACGAAGACAACAGTAGTGTCGAAGGCGAAAGCGAAAGCGAAAGCGAAAGCGAAAGCGAAAGCGAAAGCGAAAGCGAAGGCGAAGGTGAAGGCGAAGGCGAGGGCGAAGGCGAGGGCAAGGGCAAGGGCAAGGGCAAGGGCAAGGACAAGGGCAAGGGCAAGGGCAAGGGCAAGGGCAAGGGCAAGGGCAAGGGCGAGGGTGAGACTCCGGCTGAGGGCAAACAACAAGTTACCCCCGAATATGATGAAACTGAGTTCGAAGTAATTCAAGAATCATCCGCATAAAGAGTATAAAAAAAAATTGATAGTATAATATACGGTGTGTATTATCCCATCCACATCATTTTACGGAAATTCTCCACGGTATGACTACTGAAACAATAAACAACACACCACGCGCACATGCGGCAGCGGCGGATACAAGCACGTTTCATAAACTGTCAGACCGTTGGACTTTATGGGCTCATCTTCCTCATGATACAAATTGGGCCGCTTCAAGTTATAAAAAGATATATGAATTTGATACAGCAGAAGAGGCTATCGCCATATTTGAAGTTCTGCCCCACAAGCTCGTAATGAACTGTATGTTGTTCTTGATGCGAACCGGTATTATTCCTATGTGGGAAGACCCACAAAATCGAAATGGAGGTTGCTTTTCCTATAAAGTAGCGAATAAAGAAGTCAATAGCGCATGGAAACAACTTTCATATGTTACGGTGGGTGAAACCATTTCAACCAATTTGAATGTAGTTGGCATCGTAAATGGAATCACGATTTCACCAAAGAAGAATTTCTGTATTATAAAAATCTGGATGGCGAATTGTAACTTCCAAAACGCGGGGATTATTCGCGAACTGGAAGGAATTACAGCACACGGGTGTTTGTTCAAGAAGCATACACCGGAATACTAGGTTGCTCACTCACTCCATCGCTTCGCCCGCTGCGCGGCTTCGCGATTTCGTTCGATCGCGCTTCGCCGCTCATGTCTGATGGGTGTGGTGTGGTGGGGCAAGGTTACAAATAATAATGCTACTTTCCAGCCTTATTATTTTTTATTCGATACGTCTCTACGACGTCGCCATCATGACCAATCCACCTCAACATATGTTTGTCGCGTTACTGTAAATCCGTTCATTTGTTCGCGTTCTTCAATACTTATTTTACTATCAGGAAAGTACTTTCGTAGATGTTCAACGATATCCTCATGAACCCGGGATTTTACATAGATTTGAATCGCGACACGATACGTCCCAATTTGTTGTTGTTCATTCAATCGATACGCATATTTTGTATGATTCTCACACGATATATTCCCTTTTTCAATTTCATCGCATATCGTGTCTCGAATTTGCGTCGCCAATTTCATAATCACATTATGGTATCTATATTCCCGAAGTGCTTCTTTTGTTAGTAACAAGCGATGTGCGCACACCGAAGAAGACATTATTTAACGCAGACAGACCGACAGACACCCGAATTTTATATAATATAGAACATGTGTTTTTTATATTATATTCCATGAATTCAGCGGACAGAGCGGGGAGCATTATGAACTCGGCAACGGCGACAAGCACAACTTAATCGTCCCCAGCGACGCAACATAATACTTCACAACCAGCGGCATATCATTATCCAAATACATCTCGATTTGATTACACAAGTTTGTGCATTTGATGAAATATCCGAGGTTTTTAAGTGAGAACTCGCCCTGAATAATCTTCCCCGCGTCCTTTTTATGAAGAAACTCCATACTTCCATCTGACTCCACGCGCCTCACCTCCGCCGTCGCAAATTGACCCGAGCACCTGAATATCAATTCATTCCCTACTGATTTAATCTCCAGCTTCTCCGAAATACACGAGAGGTCGCGAATAATCTTCTGGAAATCGCTGGATGGGAGGTTAATCACACTCGAAAATGCGACCTGTGGCTCAACCAAGTCTTCTGGGTCAGGCTCGATAAGTCGAAGTTTTTGCGTCTTACACTGTTTGATATCCCCGTTCTCGAATTTAAGGCCGAGGTAGGATACAACGCCATCATTGTAGTCCTTCTTTTCAATGTATATGGTAAGGGTATCATCATTATCAATCGAGTTGATTAATTTGAACAAATGAAACATATTCACACCGATGATGATTTTGTCAAGCGCACACTCATACAACTCAAAATTCACTGCTTCAAGAAACATATGTGCCAACATCGTATGTGATTTATCCATATTAATGATGCGAATCCCGTCCTTCTGAAACGTAATATTAGTCTCGATGAGAATTTCTTTTAGCGCACACATCAGCGTTCTCACGGGGGCGATTTGGACGGTTTTAATCACGAGAACATTATCCGAGTTATTGTAGGCGTCGGTGCCGGTGCTGCCCGTCCCGGTATATGGTGCTGCTGCGCCGCCGCCCCCGCCGGCATGTGCGTTTGAATGACTCATTTTCGTTTCTTTATACAATACATTTTATAAATCTTTATATCTATTTGTGCGTAATATATAACAGAACACCGATGACCGCGATGAAGACATACAAAATCAAAAGAAACAAAATCACGAATACACGAAAACGCAAAAGACAAATACATTACCGCGATAACCCGTCCGACGACGACGACGGATGGATTCGCGTAAGTATCAGTGGTGCGCCATATGAACGCGGTATGAGCCATGGAAAACAGATTCTCGCAGCCGATCCCGAGAGATTTACGCGGATGTTCGCCGTCTTCGACAAGATTTATCGCCAAAGTTACGGTCGAGATATCGAATTTTTTTATGGATTATGCGAGGATTTTTACAAGCCAATCATTAAGCGACGCTTCCCGAAAATTTACCGAGAGATGGAGGGGATTGCGGCGGGAGCGGGTGGTGGCCTCGATGTGCGTCAGGTCATCCTCATCAACGTGTATATGTCTATTCCTTATTTTTACGCACATATGCTTCGTTATATCGATACGCCAAAATACCGGAACAAATACGCGGATGTCATACGCGACGAACATGCGATTCGCGCCGACCCCGCTGCCCTCTCTGCCCGTGCTGCGCGACTGGACGAATTCAAAGACCGGTGTTCGCTGATTATGGCGGTCGGAGAGGGCTGGACCAAAGACGGCGGAATCGTATGCGGTCATACTTCATTTAGCAACTTTCTTGACGCCCAATTCTGTAACGTTCTACTTCGAATCGAGCCTGAGGCGGGGGATGGGTGCGTCATGGTGATGCAGACGGTTCCTGGGGGTGTATGGAGTATGACGGATTTCTTCGTGACAAGCGCAGGAATCATCGGAAGCGAAACAACGATACGCGGATTCAACGCTTTCCGACTCCGCGACCCGATTTGTTGTCGAATCCGCGAATGTATGCAATATGGCAAGACCTTAGAAGAATATTCCGAGAGATTACAAAAAAGGAACTCAGGGGATTATGCGTGCTCGTGGATGTTCGGCGACATCCGAGAGCGTGGAGGTAGAGGCCCACGAATTATGCGGGTTGAACTCGGACTGAATTACGTGAATATTGAAACCACGCGTGATGGTGTATTTGTCGGGTTTAATTCGACATATGACGAGAGAATTCGGGCGATTGAATGCTCGGGTGTGTCGGGCGGTGGTGTAGGCGGCGTCGGAGGCGAGCTGAGCGATGCCGACGGATTTCATGACGTATCTTCGAGTATTGGAAATCGCCGAGTTCAACTGGAAAAACTTGCGGAGAAATACCGCACGGGCGGAAAATTAGACACGGCGGCGGTGAAACGGATTTTGGCCGACCATTTTGACAATTATTTAGGAAAAACGGTGGCGAATTCGAGGACGATTTGTAAGCACGGTTACGGAAGCGGAGCTGGAGTCGACAGCGGAGGAAGCGGCGGCGCTCCATTCAAGCCAGTTGGTGCCTACGACGCAAAAGTCGCGGATAGTGCGTCCATTCGGCGGATGTCGTTTTTGGCACATTGGGGGCCGCCATGTGGGACGCCTTTTTCGGTGAAGGAGCATATAAAAAAACACCCGGAGTGGAAGGACTGGGAAGAATATATCGTAGATTTTCCGCGGAGAGGGTGGGTGGAGGCGTGAAATAATAATGTGATAGTATATAGTTTAGTTATTACTATGCCGGACATTAAACCTACACCTGAATATCCATTTGAAATGGTCGCCCCCCCCGGTCATCCAAATGAAGGAACCGTGGTTATAGCAAATGATGATTATGATGTGACTACTTATGAAAACCAAGGTTATATACTACGACAAGTCGGTGGTTCGCGCCATCGCCACCGCCCTTCGCGTAAATACAAGAAATCCGCCAAACGCGTATTTAGGAAAAAATCGCGTTCCACGAGGCGGCGTTGAAAAATGGAGGACAGATTCTCAATAATAAAATATTGATAATATGTATAAGAAAGAGGATAAGATGAGTGAAACTGTAAAAGAACCAGCAGTAGCAGCACCAGAAGCAGCACCAGAAGCAGCACCAGCAGCAGCAGCAGAATCAGACGCTCAACTACCATTACCACCCAAAGAATTTGTTAAAGGAATTATTAATCAAGTTAAAGAAGAACTTATTCAACAAAACAACGACGCAGCCGCATCCGTAGACAATCGCGCAGTCCTAGCCGGAGACGCAGTCCAAGGCGCAGCCCCAGGCGCAGTCCAAGGCGCAGCCCCAGGCGCAGCCCCAGGCGCAGCCCCAGGCGCAGTCCAAGGCGCAGCCCCAGGCGCAGCCCAAGGCGCAGCCCCAGGCGCAGTCCAAGGCGCAGTCGAAGGCGCAGCCCCAGACGCAGCCCCAGACACAGTCCAAGTCAATGGCGATGGCTCAGCCGAACCCCGAGGCGGTCGTCGTCGTTCCAAACGCAAACAGCACAAGAAGAGCGGTAAGAAGAGCCGTCGCCAATCCAAGAAGAGCGGCAAGAAGCACGCCAAATCCGCCAAGAAGGGCAAGAAGCGTTCTCAGCGCAAGCACTAATTCCATGATTTTATGATGATTCCATTATTTTTAGCAAAAAGTTCAAAAATAATGATGATAATTCA